CTATAAAACCTTTAAGCGAATTTAGTTTGTGATGCGAGTACTGTAAATGTAGCACTTCCTGTTTTGATGATGACATAAGTGTAGCTGTCAATTGAGTTTACGTTACCAGTAGTAGGTGCTGTTCCACCTTGCCATTTAGGTGTTACAGAAGAGCCATCAACCTGAACTGCGGAGTTGTAGTATGCGGTCGATCCGTTAGTAACTAAGAAAGTAACAGACAAAGACTCACCAGTAGACATAATGTCATTTAAAGCAGTTCCGCTAGAGCCTCTAAAATTGACTGTCCAGCTTCCTGACGCAGCGGTTGTGTAGTACAGGACTGACTGGGTCGTAACATCGTAAGGAATAGTGCCTGTTGCTGCCGTAGCTGAAACAGTAGCGGTCTCAAGAATATTGGAGGTTTTTAAGTCTGCATTAGAAGACGTACCAGCGAAGGTCTGTAGGGCTGTAAATGTGGTTGCTGTGCCAGGTGCTACATAGTCTGTACCTGCGGTAGCTGCTGTAAATGCAGAAGTGCCGTTACCTTTTAAGACACCAGTTAGAGTAGCTGCACCAGAACCACCGTTTGCAACGTTTAACGTGCCGGCTAATGTAACGGCGCCGCTTGTTGCAGAGTTAGGGGTAAAGCCTGTAGTTCCAGCGGAGAAGGTCGTTACTGGGGACGCTGTAGAACTTTGAGCTAATAATGTAACAACGCCAGAACTGTTTTCAAAGTACAGTTTACCATCAGCAATATTAATTGCTAATTCACCAGGAACCAGATCTGCAGCAATCGGCACAACAGAAGCCGTAGTGCTGTAATATAGCGATATGGGTGTATAGCCTGCTTGTGCCATAATTAAAATCCTTTTACAAAATTATAAGCCGTAAACATTAAAAAGTGCCTCCGGCAACGCCATAAATTGTGCCTGTGCCACCATTAGCGATAGGCAGTATACCTGAAACTTGAGTCGTAAGATCAATAGTGCCACTGAGCGCTGAAGTCGGATAACCTGTACAATTAGTTAAAGTACCTGAAGATGGTGTTCCAAGAACTGGCGTAACTAGTGTTGGCGAAGTTGCAAATACTAATGCGCCTGACCCTGTCTCATCTGTTACAGCAGCTGCTAAGTTTGAAGAGCTTGGTGTTGCTAAGAATGTAGCTACACCAGTGCCTAATCCTGTAATAGACCCAACAGCCGGGGTGACTGTTGTATTTCCAGCCAAAGTGAGTTGGCCTTGCGCATTAACCGTAAACGTACCAACTTGAGTCGAAGAGCCATACGCACCAGCGGCAACCGCAGTGTTGCTGATGCTGAACTGCGTGCCTGTTAGGGTTAAGCCAGTGCCAGCAGAGTAGATTTGCGTTGCAGAGATTTGGACAAACGTAATATTGGTTGTGCCAAATACGATGACGCCAGAAGTGTTGCAGGTGTAAGTCTCGCCCGCGCCAGTTGTGCCTTGCTGGACAAAGAAAGTTGAACCCTCGCCCAGCGTTGTTGGGCTAACAAGTCCGTAAGTATCAGTGTCGGTCGAACGAGTCAGAATCCAGTTTGTCGAGCCAGAACCCACGTCTGTCACGACGTACACACCATTTTGAATTTGGTTTGTTTGCGCGTAAATCAACACGCGGTCGTTGACCGAAAGGGTGACGCCATCAATCACCAAAGCGGCTTGCGTGCCTGCGTTGGTCAGAGTTGCCCCAACACCGACTCCAGCCCCGCCCGGTTGGTTGTAGGTTGCATTCAGCGGAGTTGGAGACTCAACACGAACTGGCGTATGGAAGTGAATACCAGAAGACACCAAGGTATCCACATACTGTTTGGTTGCTAAGTCAAGCGCCGCAACTGGGTTTTGGGTCACCGTCACGCTGGTCAATCCAGCAGGGGTCAGTGACGTGCCACCCAAGGCAATAGTGGTCGTTCCCAAAACAATCGTACTGTTGGTCAACGATGAGTTGGCGATGTTTGACAACGTGTTATTAGCACCGTCAATTGTCTTGTTAGTAAGTGTCTGTGAGCCGGTTAGTGTAGCTACTGTGCTATCAATAGCAATCGTAACTGGTGTCGAGCCATTGTAGCTTGTACCGGATAACCCAGTCCCTATAGTCAAAGCATTAGATGCTGTAGCTGTTACTGTAATTGACCCGCCTAAGCTAACACTAGAACCGTTAATAGTAATAGCACTGTTTGTTAGTGAAGCATTATCAATATTGCTTAAAGTATTAGTAGAACCACTAATAGAAACACCAGCTAAAGTGGTAATCGTTCCACCTAAAGAAACAGATGTTGAGCCAATCGTAATTGCACTATTTGTCAATGAAGCATTAGCAATATTACTTAAAGTGTTAGTAGACCCGCTAATTGTCTTATTAGTTAATGTCTGTGTACCAGTCAATGTAACAACAGTGTTATCAATTGATATCGTACCTGTTGAAGTAATTGGACCACCTGTTAACCCTGTGCCTGTAGCAACTGATGTTACACCTGAACCGGCTGCAAATGATGTCCAAGAAGCTACTGAATAACCTTCAAATAACCCTGTATCTGTATTATAGCGAATCATTCCAGAAGCTGGAGAAGCTGTTCTATCCGCAGTTCCGCCTTTTGGAAGAACCATTGCCGATAAACCTGGAATAATAGGATTGCTAACAATACTAATTACAGGAGTAGTTGCACCATTTGCAACAGCAATTTGATTTGCAGTACCTGACACAAAAGTAACAGAACCATCACCTAGACCAAAGTTTTGCCAGCCTGCAGTAGCATAACCTTCATATCGATCTGTTGTACTGTTATATCGAATATCGCCAACTACAGGTAGTACAGGGCGATCTCCTGTTGCGCCTGAAGGAATTTGAACAGATTCAATACCAGGAAGTACAGGATTGTTAGCAATACTAAATGTTGGATTGCTCCCACCATTTGGGTTGGCAATATCAATTTGATCACTTGTTCCTGTTAGTGTAACATTCTGGAAAAATGAACCGCCCACTAAGCTAACCATGCCGCTACCAGTTAATGTGGCAACAGATAAAGCTAATCCTGTTAAAGATATTGTTGGATCACCACTAACTCCTGATCCATTAGCAATACTTAATCCGGCAGTCCCAATTGCAATTGATCTATTAGTAACAGTATTAACACCTGTTTTAGCGATGATACCTGCAGAAGCATTTTCTAAACTAGCAGAAGTGCCGTTTAGAAAGAAGCTATATAACCCTTGAGCGCCGCCGTCTGAAGTACCAATGCCTAATCCACCACCGATAAATCGACTATTTGGTAGTGATGCTTGTGCACCGACAGTTAAGAATGTTTGTGTCTGTACTGGACTATTAGTAATTGCACTAACAGTAGTCTGTACTGTTTGCCCATTTTGCACAACAGGAATAAGTTCAGTGCCTGTAATTGCACTAGGGGCTGCAGGTAATTGTGAAATTCGTATATTTGCCATATTAGGGGCTCAAATTATCCAAGTTTCCGTCAAGATCGTCTTGTGCTGTTTCAGGCGCAATACCTGCTTCACCTGCTGTTGTACCAGTAACAGTTTGGTTCGGGTCTTGCACAACATTCGGATCAGTTGTAATTGCATCTTGATTTTCAGCAACATCAGCATCAGGCCTCGGAAAACGTATTGATATTTTTTCTGGCTGTCTTGCCGGCAACCGATAAGGATCTCGTTCATCATTGCAACCAAAGTTGCAAACTCTTAAACCGGATAAATTTCTATCTGTCCCTATTTCATCATAGGCACGTTTCATTTTACACCGATCACAGATAGCGATCGATAAAACTGTATTCCCTCTAGTGTCTAACCATATGCTCATTTTGTGTATGGAGAAATGTTAGGCGCAAAGTAGATAGGCGACTTATCACGCTCTTCTTGCTCTGCTTGGTTCCAGTACTTCTCCCCTTGCTGCTCGCAGTACAGAATACGATCATTTGCAACATTGGGGAGTTCCATAGCCATTTGATGAGCCAACATATTCTGAATGGCTAGATACCATCTCTGAGGTATCTCAATCTCGCCACTCAGCGCCCCGACGTCTTGAATTTGTCGATGACACCACGCCACAATTTGCGGCTGAATTGTATTAGGGACTGGCCATAAGTACATAGCCGGCTGCGGAATGTTCCGATCAAACCAGTACTGAAGCGGCCGATTATTTGTAAAGTTTTTGTTAGGTAAGTTTGTATAGTCATCTCGATTTAACCTCGCAAGTGGTATTTCTATAGGTGCTGTGCCAAACACAACTTGATAAACGCCCATATTGGCACCGGCAGTTTGTAGTATTCTCCAAAATGGAGCAGTTGCAGATGGGTCTAAATCATAATAAATCCATGTTCCGGATTCCCAAGTGGTTGCTCCTGGGCTATAAACTGTGGTCCAAGTTGACCCGTCTTGTGAATACTGAAGCTGTACAGTTACAGAACCGCTAATTGCTGGCAAAATACCAATGGTTGCAACATACACAGGGTTGCCAGAACCATTATTAATGCCAATATATCCAGTATTATTAGATAGCTGACAGATGCTACTGCCGACCCCGTCAAAGGCATTCGATACAACCCCTGAGGAGCTATTAGCCCCTGTAGTGACAGAAGTAACAGTTCTGTAGTTCGAATTAAGAACATCAACAGTACCGATTGGCAGATAGTAAATGTACTGATCAGGCTTCATGCCGATCACATTCTTCACAATACACCAGTACTGAATGCCTCGATTGGCTAGATTTGACAGTAGATAGTACAGACTGGTCTTAGCAGATTGTACTTGTTCAACCGTTAGCTCTTCTGCAAGTTTACCTGCTCTTCTTGCACCATGGTCAATAAGAGTTTGAACTGATATAACGGTTTGCCCTACAGTTCCTGAAGTTGACATAGATTACCAGCCTGAACAATTCCATTTTTTCAATGATGCTTTAGCTCTAGGCGCATCACCTTTAGCATTCTTCACCACACCTGACATTCTAGCGCAAAAAGACTTCTTTCTACCTTCATCAGCCTTGGACTTAGGGTTTGGAGCAGGCGCTTTAAGATTGCTGCCTGTCATACGATTAACTTTGTCTCGGCCCTTCTTTGTTAGCCCAGCACCTTGGTCTGTAGGATACTTTTCGCCTTTAGTGATGGATAACTTAACATCTCCACCTTCTTTCTTACCTGCAGCGGCTCTAAAGTCAGCAGCAGTAGGCGCCCCTTTACTACCGGGTTTACGCATTTTTTCGCCTGAACCATGCTTAATTCGTTCTTGCTTGGCATGAATGTTATCCCATAAGCCGACTTTACCGCCTGATTTCTTAGGAGCGGCTCGTTTGGTTTCATAAGCAATCGCAACAGCTTGTTTAACAGGCTTACCAGCACGAACTTCTGCTGAGACGTTTTTACCGAACGCTTCTTTCGATTTGCTTTTGATCAATGGCATTTTATGGACCTGTTTTTACCAAAACCAAGATGAACATTGAAGAAACCGCGTTGTTGCTGGAACTGCCAATAGCTGTTGCCTCAATCGTGGTCTTTTCAGGAACTTCCAGCGGATACTCGAACACATAATCCGCTACACCATTATTGATAGACGTAATTGCTGCGGTCATTCGAATGTTGTTTGTTCCTCTAGTTAGCAATCTGCCTTGAACTTGATTTGAACCGCCTGATTGACCACTTGAGAATAAACCTTGAGAAACATAACCCGTATATCCAGCTGGGATTGTATAGCTTCCTGTAATAGTGGTATTGTAATCAAATTTAATAATGTCGTATGTGGTTGCTGGAACACCTGCAGTTACAGTGCCTGTACCAATATAAATATCACCTGCTGAACCATTACCTGAACCTGCGGTTGCAACATAAGCGTAATTGACACGCAACAAAGACGCAGTCATAGTAACAGCAGTCTGACCATTCAAAGTAACTGTTTCTGTAACTTCGTTATAATTCGCGTCGAGACCTTGAATAACGACAGTACGAGCTCCTGTACCTGAACTTGTATCATTAGCGCTTGTCGAACTAACAGTCATCTGAAGCGCAGCAGCAGGGAAAGTAATCAAACTTGACAATGGCCATACAGACACTTGCGCTGTATCTACGTCAGGATTGAAACCAAAAACAGTAACATTCCTGTGTCCCTGAATTTGACCCCTAGAAACTTGAAGCTCAAACGGCTCATATGCACCACCACGAGTTACGGACGATATTGTTGTTGCCATAATTTATCCTCAATTAAAAGGTGGGAGCCGAAGCTCCCGACCAATTTAGCACTTCTGCATCTTCTTCATAGTAGTATAGCCGCCTTCAGCTTTACAAGACATAGCAGCATGACCACCGTTTTTATAGCCTGCAGGTTCTTGTTTAATACCTTTGGTTTTACCTTTTACAACAGGCATCTTTGATCCATCAACCATTTTGTCAAGATAAGATGCAGCGCCACCGTTTTTGTAGCCTTTACCTTCTACGCCGCCGGTCTTGGTGTTAAAAGACTTGGTTTGCTTAGCACTAGAAATATTGTTAAGAAATTTCTTAGCAGAACCACCATTTTTGTAGCCAGGGCCTTCAATCTTGCCTGTCCCTTTTTTCATTACAGGACGAGTAGCTTCAATGCCACCTGCTAACCCACCTATAACATTAGGACCAGCTTTAGGCGCAGACATACCGCCACTACGAAGCTTTAAAGTAGTACCTTTACCACCTTTGTGCTCTTGAGCATCATGCTGCTTCATGGCTTTTTTGATCATAGCCTTATCTTGCGCCATGTCAGATTTGCCACCTTCAGCCATTTTTACACGACCGCCTTTTTTCAACTTAAGCTCAACTGATGGCTCAGTTGTCTTCATCTTAGGCATTGGTTTGTATTGTCCCATTTTGCTCTCCTATTAGGCTTGAGTTACACCGAGTGCACCAACACGAGTAGCGTTTGGTCCAACTGCGATTGCAGGTAAAAGAATTCCCATCACAAGACGCTTAATACCGTCAGTTGCGGCAGAAGGAACGTAAGTACCACGTACATCACCAGTAGTCGTTGTAGCGGTGGCAGTTGCAGCAGCTACAAATGTTCCAGCATCTTCAGCTAGAGTATTGTTATAACCTGCACGAGCAATATAACCAGCATCAGTAACACGAACTGGAATACCAAGAATATCAGTAGTTCCAATGGTGATAGCAACTACAGTTCCACCTGAAACAGTAATTCCACTAATCTGATAGAATGCTTTTTTACCGTTTACAGCAGTAGAAGCAGATCCACTAGATGCGATTACTTCACTCATTGCTTGACCATAGTAATCATAGCCAGAAACAGTAAAGTTACGAGTAGTTGGGCTACCTGCACCAGTAGTTACGCTAACTGCACGAGGCACATCTAACTGAAGAACAGTTCCGTTATTAGTCACTACAGACTTAACAGAAGTTCCAGCGGTTAAAGTAATTGCACCAGCAGCTGCAGGAGTTTGGCTAGCAGCAATGTTATTAGCAACTAATGCTTGTGGAATCGTATCCCAGACATAAATACGTCCTAAAGGACCAACACCTAGATCCATTGGTGCAGGATCACCTAGCAATGCATTACCATTTGCATACATCGTAGTGCTACTAGCAGTTTGAGAAGTGCTTACGGTATATGTACCAGCACCGCCAGTACCAGTTCCGAAAGCAGTAATATAAGTACCGTTCGTTACGCCACTTCCATCAATGTATTGACCAACGACTAAAGAGTCGCCAGAAAGCATTGCAGTAACAGTAAGAGTGGTAGTTGCAATAGAACCAGTGAATGACGCAGATGCGTTAGCATTACCAGTTCCCATGTAGGTTACGGCTGGACCTAAGAATAGGTCATCAGAATATTGAGGCATTGTCTTTCTCCTTGAAAAGCTTAGACATAAGTTAAATTAAAAAGAGACTGAGCTTTTGACTCAGTCTCCGTTACTACATTAAACTCCAGGCGTACCGTACATAGCACGTGGATCAGTAAAGCCAGGAATGTAACGCTCTGTAGCCTTATAGCGCATGCTATCGGTTTCAAAGTCACCTTCCATAGTCTTCTCTAAGCCACGACGCATTAGAAGTTTCATACCTTCTGGTGCATCGGTTTGTACCCACCAGTTAGTCGCAGAAGTCAAACGGCTAATTACTGATGCGCCTTCAGGCAACAAGCCAATCGATTTGATTGGGTTGATGTCATTGTTAGCGGTACCAGTACGTAGTACTGACTTCAACAACACTTCAGCTTGGAAGACGTTGCCAGGAGCAACGACTAGCTTAACAGGTTGTAGACGGATTTTCTTACCGTTGTTGTCAACGGCTTGACGAATCTGAATCAACATCTGCTCAAGTGAAGTCTGGCTCAAGTTAGCAGCAGTATTTAGCAAGTTGCTAAAAGTACCACTAACGATTGGGTGCGCAGAGCTATTAAGAGCTACACCGTCACCACCAGCATATGCACTGTTAAATGCACGGTTAAGAACGTTAGCGCACAAAGTTTCTTTGGTTTCAACCAATGATTGAGCTAAGTGCTTAGCGTATACTTGACCAATACGGATGTGGTCACCGTCTTCAACCAACACTTTGGTCAAAGCAAATGCCAATCCATACACGTTATAGACATAACGTTGCAAGAACAGAACACCACCCTGTTGATAAGTTACTGGGCTGCCATCAGGTAACTGAGGAGCGGCACCAAAACCGTACAGGACTGGTTCTTCGTGGTAGTTACGGGGAATACCAGCTTGTTCACGGAATACAGTGGACCATTCGTCTGCACGTTGGTCATATACACCATCAAAAGCTTCATTAAGGATTGGTTCTACAATTGAACGGAAATCCGTACTTCTCATCGGAGCTGCCATGTTCTATTCTCCTTAAGCAATGGCTGCAACGTTAGCAGTAAACTGCTGTTGCGAGATTTGAACACGTACGATCACATAAGGATCGCCCCAATTGTTATCCGGATACGGAGCAATATCAATCACACGGAGGAGATTGTTACCGCTAGTTGTACCAGAATTAGACATAGTACAGGCTGAAAGGCCAGTAGTAGTCGAACCCGCATACGGATTTGTGATGTCAAACTGGCTACCAATAGCTGTTTGAGCTAAAGTACCGTCAGTTTGAATTTCATACACAATTTGCTGATCTTGGTAGAAATAAGCAACGATGTTGGTAGCAGTTGTATTTGCAGGCCAATAGTTACTTACACGACGACGACCAGTGGTATCGGTAAATTCAACGCCAGCGAATGCGCCTTGAATAGTATCCGTACCGTCCGAGCGAACTAGAACACCACCAGACAATTCGACTGGCTGTCCTTTTAACAGGTTAAAACCATAACCTGAGGTAATACCGTTGGCTAGCGCTATAGCACGATCCAACCCAGTTGGATGATAAGCTGGGCGCATACCAAACGGAGCAGATGTTGCAGACATAAATAACTCCTTATAGTAAGAACCTATTCGAAAACAGGTGCCTTAACAGTTTGGTCAAAATTCATGCCGTCACCTTCTACTTCACCTAAACGACGCCCATTACTGTCTTTAGCATTCAGTAATTGTTCTTGCTGAACTCTAATCTTTTCCTGCTCGTCCATAGGAGCCTGATGATGAAGTTCATGCATAAGATCTTGATATACATCCATTGGAAGTTTATATAGCAACATCTCATTGCAAGCGACGAATCCTGCATGTTCCCCTGCCTTAACTTTAAGGTGCTCAAAGCCTGGTAATTCATCGGCTTTTACAGGTTCATATCCAAGTCTGATACGCTTGTGAATTGGGTCGTATTGGTTTGTCGAAGACAACCAGCACAAGTGGAAGCCTGGAATCTCAGGCGGGGTCGGAAGCGCTTCTTGAAGCCACTCCGAGCGGAATGCCTTACGGCGCTCCTCGGATGAAACAAAATGCTCTTCAGGAGCACGTCTTTCTAAATCGCTAGATGCACGATTTTCGCGTCCTGCTTTATTATTTCTTTTTAATCTATCGTCCATGATTAACCTCTTGCCTTGTTTGTACGGTCCCATGCCGCATAATTGCGGATGGCTTTTTGTCGAAGCTCTGCGTTATCCCACATACCAGCTTCTTTAATTGCAGCGACTCGATCAGGGCTAAGTCTAAATTCATTAGACTTAGTAGTAGCTGTTGAATCTCTACCTGAACTTGTCACCACAGACCTCGGCCTTTGATTTCTGACGTTAGTCTGATTATACTCACTACTCGCTTTATGTGGTACATATTTTTTAATGCGATCATCAAGCTCGTCCCAATAGTCTTCAGTAGTAGGGTCATAGCCCTCTTCTGTTAACTTCTTGTCAATTCGTTGAGTGATCTCAGAGTCCAAATCTTTACCGTGAGGGTCATACCATGGGTTTCGATCCATCCAATCAGCAGCCAGCCTCTGAACCATAGGGTCAGGGACTTGTATATTCTGCTGTGGTTGATTCATCTGCCTTGTAGCCTGATGCTTCACATTTTGTAGAGATTCCATCTTTCGCTGAGCTTCGTACCACATTTCTTGTGCTCGAGTTAGAGCTACACCGTCAGAAGAGCTAACTGCCTCTTGCATCTTCATCTTGGCGTATTCAACTTGAACACCGGCGTCCTCAATGGCCTTATCGACCCTTGCTAACTCAGCTCCGGATGTCTTTCTCTCCATGACTGACAATCGTTCTGCCAGATCTTGGTTCTGCTTCTTCAAAGCATTAATCAGATGATTAGATTCTTTGGCTTTTTCCCGATGAATTTGCTTTTTGAGCTTTCTTTCCTCGCGGCGTTGAGCTCGAATAGCTTCTCTATCAGGGTCATCATCTAGGTTGTCAGAAGCCTCTGCAGCCTCATTTTCACCTTCGTTTTGGTCATTCTGAGGCAAATCTTGAGGCGCAGCCTCAATCTCGACCTCTTCTCCAGGTGGCAGATTCACTGTGGCCGAACCATCTTGTGCCTCTGTAACCTGTAATTCCAACTTTTCAGTTGAGTTCATATCAGTTTCCTTTCAAAACTAAATAAATGCCTTAATATCTCGAGGATCTCCGGTCACTTTGCCTATCAGCTCATGGTCGTTAAAAAAAGTAAATAAAGCCTTACCTTTTGCGCCATTCTGCTCAAAGTCAATTTCCCATCGATCACCACCCCATTTGGGGACTCGAACAAAATCGCCTACAGATGCCCAAGAACCTTCAGGCCACGGTTCCATAGACTCTCTTTTCTTAAAGGCTAAAGGACCAATGGCGATCACCTTACCAATCATGGTGTTCCACTTCTCAGTCTCTTTAACTTCTTCAGGAATAAAGATCCCTGCGGCGGTTACCTTTTCTTTAACAGCTCTTAGTTGCACAAGAACTCTTGCACCATACGGCGCCATTAAAGGGTCTACTAATGGAAATGCTTCTTCCAGTGTTTGCTCAATGTCATTCGACATCTCTTTCACTCTCTTTCATAATGTTATCTAAAATATCCAAAGCTTCTTGCAAGCCTTGGTACTGACCGACTAAGCGCTGATAGGTTTCGAAATTAACTGCATTTCCACCTACCAAGGACAAGCTAATATCAGCCTGTCTCTTCTTAATCCCAGATATTAGATCGCTAACAGTACTCATTAACGTCCTCTAGCTGAGGCTTTTTTAGGGACAGCAATAGCAATTAATAATGCAGGCTTTTTAGCCATTCCGCCTTTTTTCGCATATCCCATTTTGTTGCGAACATGCGTTGGTAGTTTGGATAAGCCTGGATTTTGTTCTGCATCGACGGGTTTTAAAGAGCCCCCGTCAGCAAACTTTTTTGCTGCACCACCCTTCTTCATAGTTGCAATCTTACCAGTCGGTTTTGGATAAGATTGCTTCTGCGAACTGTCATTGATTAAAGTATGACTCTTTTTCTCAGACATTACTGCACCACCTTTGGCGTACTTAGCTACTTTTCCGCCTTTTTTCATTACATTACCTTCAGTCATGCCCATTGCCATCTTTTTATGAGCGTTGATTGCTTCCGTCATGTTAGACTCCTAAGTTAGATTGAATCTTGTTTTGCGCTT